GTAAAGGCGATATAGATACTAAGATAGATGGAGTTAGTCTTTATAAAATAGCTAAGACAGCACAAGGAGATAAGAAACTTAGCACTGCTAGAAGAGACTTTTTAGATGGTATGATTTCTACAGTTAAAAATACAGGTAGACTACGTAAAGAGTTAGAAAGTGCTAATTTTAACTGGGATGCATTTACTAAGGCTATGGATACAGTTAGTAAATATACACCAGAGCAATGGCAGAGTATGACGCCTAAAGAAAAACAAAGTATGCTAAACCGCTTTGCTTTTAATAGTGATTTAAAAACTGTTATGGCTGGATATATTAAAGCAATGTCAGGAGCCGCTGTTAGTGACCAAGAAAGAGCATTCTATGAGGGAGCTATTCTAAATGGCAACTGGGCTAATAAAGATGCAGCACTAGCTAGTATGAAAGGTTTCTTAAGCGGAGTGGGTAATATGACTAAGACTTCACTAGAGTCTATGAAAGCTAATTTACCAGCTACTTATCTAGAGTATAAAAGAGAACTTCCTAAAGAAGAAAAAGATTATATGAAAATTTCGGCAGATGAAGTTAAATCTATGTCTACACAAGATAAAATAAATTGGCTTAAAGCTAGAGGTGTATCTGAAGACCAAATTAGAAAGGCTACTAGATGAAAGTAACAATAGAAAATCTTAAAGATACTTTTCAAATAGGCTATGATGTTTATCTTGATAGTCGTAAAGAAGCTAATAAAGTAGAAGACTATTATCATAATAGACAATATACCCAGGACCAACTAAATAAATTAGAGAATAGAGGGCAACCTAAAGAAACATTTAACATTATTAAACTATTTACTAGACAACTTCTTGGTTACTATAGTACAGTTGTTAATACTCCTAAGATTAATCCTGTTCAATATAGTGATATTGATATAGCCTCAATACTAAACGATGTTACTAATCAAGTACTAAGAGATAATAGTTTTAATGCTGAGGGAGAATATATTAAACGTAATGCTCTACTTAGTGGGCTATTCGTTAGTTATATTGATGTAAAAGAAACAGGTAAAACAGACCAGTTTGGTAGGCCTTTATATAAGATAACTATTGAACACGTAGACCCAAGTGAGATTGTTCTTGACCCTATGAGTGTTAGAGCAGACTATAAAGATGCTAGATATATCCATAGGTTTAAATGGCTTAGTGCTGATGAAGTTAAGATAGCTTTTGGTAAATATCAAGCAGATAAACTAGAAACTTATTGGAACTTCTTGAATGTAGATGAAGCAGAGTTTGAGTTTAAATATGGTGAGCAATTCCAAGGTATCTATAAACAACACGACAATTATCTTATAGTACATAGTATTATGAAAGATGATAAGGGAGATACTTATAGTGTTTACTGGAGTGGGGACCATATCTTAACTAAAGAGAAAATAACTTATAAAGAGGTTAAATTTCCTTACCGTGTGGTTAAACTAAACGATAGTAATAGAGCTGAATATTATGGTATCTTTAGAGATGTTATGGCTTCTCAGGATGCTATTAATCAAGCTCTAATTCAAATTCAACAAATGGCTAACTCTAATAAAGCATTAATAGAAGAAGGTGCAGTTGATGATATTGCAGAATTTACTAAGGTTTTTAATAGAGTTAATGCAGTTATACCAGTTAATAATTTGGCTGGCGTACGTATAGATAATCTTAATGGTGATATAGTACAACAATATACTATTATTGATAAAGCGTTTAATCGTATTCAGCGTATTCTAGGTATCAATGATAGCTTTTTAGGTATGGCTTATGCTAGTGATAGTGGTCGTAAAGTTAAGCTACAGCAAAATGCTAGTATGGTTGCACTAAGGTATATTACTACTAAGATGGAAATGTTCTATCGTATGGTAGGTTGGGATGTAGTACATCTGATTAAACAATATTATACTGCAAATCAAGTAATAAGGATAGCAGATGAAACTGTTGGAGATAGATGGGTAGAATTAAATAGACCATTAGTTGCACCTAATCCTATGACTGGACAGCCGCAAGTTATTTATGCTGAAGATATAGACCCTGCAAGTGGAGAGCCTAGAAAAGATAATGCTGGTAATATTATATTGGTTCCGCTTAATGATAGTAGAACAGACATTAGTTTTGCAGATGTTGATTTAGAAATAGACACTAATTCTTATAATGATGAGGATGAGAAAAACCAACTAATGTTGGAAACTATGCTTAGTGGCTCTGTTGGAAATGCGCTAATGACTGTTAATCCTGGAGGGTTTTTCAAGGCAGCTTCTCTTAGTGTACGAAGTGTGAAGTCTAAATATAGCCCTGATATTAGCCAAATACTAGAACAGACTGCTCAGATGCTACAACCACAACCACAGCAGCAAGAAAACTTAGGTATGGCAAACCAACAAATGGAAGGTCCTGCTGGTGGACCTCAGTCACAAATGAGTAGTCAGTTAAAACTACCTCAGAATACTAATGAAGGATATGCAAAATGAATTTAGATAGTTTAATAGACTCAGTAGGCTCATCACAGCCTACTCAACCACAAACACAACCTAGTATTCAAGTACCTCAACAGAATAGTTTGGATAGTCTTATTAGTACTACTCAAACTGCTCATACAGAAGATACTACTAGAGTGGATATTATACCATCTACTCAAACCCTAGACCAACAAAGAGGTGTAGATGAGAAGGTTCAGCAATATACAGCCGAACAACAAGCCCAAGCTAGACAAGAAGGTATAGCTGGTACTCTACCTCCTACCACTGAGCAAGAAGCTTTAGATGCTAATCCAATTAGTGACCCTTTAACAGCTACTTTATTTGGTGCCGCTGGAGAGGGAGCTATTAGAGGTATATCTGCTATAGCAGAAAAAGTTAGATGGCCTAAACATATCAAAAAGATATTTGATAGTATGGATGCTAATGAGTATGAAGCTCAACAAAATCTTTATAAATTTATGGAAGATAATGGTATCTTACGAACGGATGCTTTAGTAGAAGGCTCTGGTGGCTCTGATCTTGGGCAATTCCTAAAAGGGAATAACTTATTCGCTACTAGGGATGCTTTTGACTCTCAAGAAATATTAGCTAATAAATATATTGAAATGTCTAATAAAATTCTCAAGGACCTTAAGGCCAAAAACATAGATGTTAAGGAAGGTGACTGGAGAGCTGTTAAAGAAGCCGAAGATATAGTAGCTAAGAATGTTCAACAACTTCGTAAGTCATATAAAGATATAGAACAACAGTATTATGGTAAAGTAGAAGAAATAGCTAAACGTAATAATGATACATATAAAGTTAGTGACTTTAGTACTAATTTAGAAAAAGATTTAACCGAACAAGGTATTCCGCCTGAAGCTGTTAATACTGTTAAAACTATCCTTAGTAGATTTAGTAAACCTTTTAAAGATGAAACTAATAAACTAGGGGCTTTAAATAAAAATAGAGCTAAAGTCTTAGTTGAGATGAAAAAGCTTAAAGCTAAACAAAAGAGTGCTATAGCTAATGGTAAAGATGCTGAGGCAGTTAAACTAGAAGAGCAAATGGGTAAGGTGAGAGACCAGCTTAAAGCTATAGATGAAGATAGAAATAGTTTAAGGGATACTAGATATATGTCTGTACAAGATATTCTTAATACTACTAAGCTTATTAATCGTAAAATTTATAAGCCTGGAGGTGCTATATCTTCTAAAGATGCTGATGAGCTTAGAGGCTTACAAATCGCTAAAAATAAACTAGAAGAATTCCTTAGTACTAATGTTAAAGATCCAGAGTTACAGAAAGCTCTTGGTGAAGCACGTAGTATTACTCGTAAGAGAGCACAATTATTTGGTGCTAAAGATACTGGTGGTGAAAAGCTAGCTTTAGCTAAAATGCTTGAGACTGGAGACTATGGTAGTATAACAGAATTTTTAACTGGTAAAAATGCTAAAGAAAATATACTATATGTTCGTGATGTATTTGGTAAAAATAGTGAAGCTTATCAAACTTCTTTACATAAGTATATAACTAATAAAATAGGTATAGACCCTAATAAATTACAGTCTATTTTAGACCAACGTAAAGCTACTGGGGTACTAAATAAAACTGATATACAAAAAGCTGCTACTAAAATTAGTACCTTAGATAATCAAGACTTAGCTATGATAGAGAATAGTTTGGGTAAACAAGCTAAGTTAGATATGATAGCCTTAAAGAAACTAACTACTAACTTTGCTGACCTAGAAAATGCAGCAGAGAAATATGGTAGGGGTATAACTAGTGGTAAAAGGCAATATATCTTTTCGGCTGATAATCCTTTTGGTATGCTTGGTAGAACTATGAAGGTTCTTAAAGATGCTGTAGGTTATAAAATGGCTAAAACAGCTGAACAAGTTATTTATAACCAACCTAAATTTAGAACTCTTACGGGAGCGCTTACTGGGGAAACAGTTTACTTATCTAATACAAAGCCCGAAGACTTAACAATCCAAGGAGCTTTACTTAGTGCTATTGGTGGTAGTGTTGGTGGATATTATGGTGGTAAAGTAGCTAGGAGTGTATTAGAGAGTGATGCTAATAAGATTGCTAGGTATCTTAAAGAAGGTAAGGGAAAACCAAGTGTAGATGTGCTAAAATCTATGGGTAGAATTGAAGACGCTTTAGGCGGTAGTAAACCTAAAACTATTAGGGATGTAGTAACTCAAGATAGTACTATTGAACCCTTAATTAAAGATAAAATACATGAAGTTTTAGATGATGGAACTATAGTATTATCTTATGGTGGGCGTAATGCGGCTAAAGTTAGAGAACTACCTGATAAAATAGTATTTGATAATACTTCATTCCAAAAGGGTAGTGGAGTAGGTCAAAAGTTCTATCAAGATATGTTTGACCTAGCAGAAAAGTCTGGTAAGCCAGTAGTACCTGAAGGGCCTCTACTTGATAGAGCAGGCTATAGATACCCTATAGCTATTATGAAGTATTACCAGAAAAATGGTAAACTACCTAATGCTTATATTACTAGTGAGAAACCAGTAACTATGGATAGATTAGTATTAGAAGCTAAAGGTATTGAGGCTGACCTTAAACGGGGGGATAAATTATTTATGGGTCAAGATACTAAGAAATTAGTAGAGTCTATAGCAGGGTTAACTGGAACTGCTAGTATAGCTAGTGAAACTGATAAGCCTAACGGGCAAATATCTGCTAAAGATAATCTACAGACTCCTAGAGATTATGCATCATGGGGTATGAGAAATTATGACGAGGCCCAAGTTTTATATAGTAAAATTAAAGCTCACCCTGAATTAGCGAGAGAAGCCTATAACTATGGCACTCAGCTAATGGATGTTCATAAATGGATGCAACAAGCTAAAGGTAAAAGTTTAGAGAAAGTTATCCAGGATAAGGTAGGAGAGAAGCCTCCTAAGAAGTTTATAGAGCTTTATAATACATTATATGAACCTACAGAGTAGTAGGTTCATAGGTGGAGTTATTGAAGTCTTTCTTCTTGGAAACTCTTTTATAGACTTGGTCGCTGATGGCTCCCTTAACTAATATGTGATTAACAATTAGTGTATTTGAGCCCTCAGTATTAACTATCCTATCCCTTCGTTGGATAAACTTTGAGCCACTATAGTCACCACTAAGAATAACAAAGTGTTTTAAGTGGCTAAGGTCTACTCCCTCTGCGTGAGCATTACTAGAATAAACTTGGATATTTTTAAAGTGCTTAGCTAATAGCATACGCTCCCCAATGAAGTGACACATAACTCCTACATCTTTAGTATCTCCGAATGTTTTCTTTATATAGTCTATCTTCTCAGTGTTGCCTAGTTCTATGTATTTATCCTCAATCTTACAAACTCCAGACTCAATCATATGGAGAGTAGTTCTAAGCTTCATAGTACTATCACAAACTAAATGATATGATAAGTTTTTATAGTCTATATCTTTATGTAAACAGCCTGTATCTACTTTAGCTATTTGATGTTTAGTGAGTTCATTATAAAGCTCTTTAGTCTTACTATCAAGCTCTATATAGTGAAGCTTATCTACTGCCTGTAAATCTGCACTAATACCTGCATCTTCCTGAGTCATATAAACTGTAAAAGCATTTATGTCAGGCATAAGCTTATCCATATCTGCTTTATCATATTGTTGGATATCTCTTCCACCAACTCTAATATAGTAAGACTTACCATAAAATCTAAAATAATCATAGAAGTTTTTAAACTTAAATGGAGTATATTTACTAATATACATCTGATGAAATATAGAGTTAGGACTCTCCACTATGGCTGTACCACTTAAGTGAATATGAGGCATATCTCTACATAACTTTCTAATCTCCATAATACGTTTAGATGGTTTACCAAGAGTTCCCAAGTTGTGGCTCTCATCAATTATAACTAAATCATAGTCTTCACTTTTTAGTTTTTTAGCCTGTTCATAGTTAGTAATATAATACTTATGGTTAAGTGCTTTATTACCATCTATAAACTTATACCACCCACTAATTGCATTTTTCTTAGTGAGTACTAAAACAGATTTAATCTTAGGGGATTTCTCAGCCACTAAAATGGCTGTATATGTCTTCCCTGATCTGGGCTTACCAGCAAGATAGACATAACCTTTCTCTTTAAGGATAGGCCAACACTTATTAGCAAACTCTATCTGATGTGGGTATGGTTTAATCATCTATATACCTTTCTAATCTTAGGAGCATCTATCTGTTTATCTATTAAAGACTTTAGTATTATAGTAACTCTATCCCCCTTAGTAGAACAAACTACTTTATTAGGTATATCATTATACTTCCAAGTTATTATAGAGTCCCAAGTATTTGCTTCCATATTCCACTTTTCTTCGCATTGTATGTCAGTAATCATATTAATCCCTTACTAATGCAACCTGAATATCAGTATCAGAAGATACAACTATAACTTTTAGTTTTAAAATCTCAGAGATAGGAACTCTAGTACCAAGTTCATCTTTGAGAGACCTATGAGCTTTAGGAGTTATAAGAAGTCTATTAGGCATAACATCATACTCTACAGCAAATTGTTCTATTAACTCTTTAATTATTTCTGGTATCATACTATGTCCTTTTTAATTAAACTAACTGTAGCTTTAACTTGTTCTACCTCACAAGCAACTAATGAGATACCTCCAGCCTCAATTACACGCTCAAGGTTATACTCTTGAAGCTTAGAAACATTACTTTTAGTCTCAGGCTTTTTAACCTCAATAGCAACAAATCTTCCTTCTATACAAGCTAATACATCAGGAACACCAGCTTTAGAGGCACTAATAACTTTAACCACATAGTACCCCTCTTGCTCAAGGTATGATGTAATCTTCTTTTGTATTTGTTGTTCAGTCATAGGTATTCCTTAACTCTTTGATATGCCCACACAATAGTAGTAACTACTGCTAATGGTAACCAAAATAAAGAAACTAAAGTGAAGTGTTTCCAATCTAGCTTCTCAACATTTTCATCTAGTATAGTAGCTATTACCATACCAGCATATAAGTATATAAATATAGATACTAACATTGTTGTCCCTTGAAATACTTACTAGCCTTAAAGGCTGCTTTCTCAGCTGTACCATAGATACCCTTACGAACACCCTGGATATACAGCTCAAACTTCCCATCTATATTACGTTTAATCTCGCAGTAAACCATTAATTACCTGCCTCAAATTCCATAAGGAGTTGTTCATAGTTTGCATCTGTAGACTTAATAAAATTACCCTGGGCATTTAAGAAACCTTTACGGTCTTTAATATCATTATAGGCTAGGTTCCAACACTCTTCAAGTGTAGTATCTTTTAAATCAGCAATAGCAGTCAAGATGTAGAAAGAATAATATATCTCAGCCTCTATAGAAAGATCTTTAGCTACATTATCACATAAGTTACCTAATATAGAGTTAAGCTTAACTATCATATACCAGATATCTCCAACTAATACCGGCTTATTCTTGATGGCTATAGAAGCATCAAAGTCACATTTAGTCAAGGAAGATAAGTTAGTAAGTACAACTAAACAATCTCCTATGTCGTCTTTAATGTCTTTAGCTTCGAGGTGATGTTGGCATAGCTCTCCAGCCTCGCTAACTAATTTTAAGGCTTGTGTAGTTGCCTTACCGTTAGTTAGAATTCCTCTTTGGTGAGCCCAAGTTAGTGTCTTTTCTTGTAGTTCTTTTAAATTACGCATATCTTCTATCCTTTCTTATTTCTTCTTCAAGTCCTTCTTTACTAAATGGGTGAAACACTATTCCTTCCATAGCATATATCTTTTTAGCAACTTCTAAACTAGGATTATAATCACCCTTTCTATAGGCTGAAACCATAGATACTGATATACCTAAATGCTCAGCTATCTCTCTACCAAGCTGGTCTTCTTCGAACTTTTTGTTCACATAGTCTTCTATCTTCATTAACTCTCCTTTAAATTGATATTGATTATCGTCCGTGAGACGATTAAATTTATCATATGATGAAATATCTTAGCCAAAATTTTTAATCCCATATATGTGAGATATGGGACTAATTTTGAGATTTATCAGTCTCAAAATAGATTAAAAATGCGATATTAGTCAAAGCATGTGCTAAATGTGGTAACCCGCTCTCTTCATCAACCTTCTCGTCACTTCTCCAAGCTTCTAGATGGCGATATAAGGCATCTACATATCTTGATGTATCATTTACTTGCTGCCAGTTATTTGGCTTATATTTTTTAGCGCCATAAGTTAATACCTCTGCTAAGGCCCTCATAGCCTCAGGTGGTATCAAACTATAACGTAACTTCCCCTTGTCAAACTTCATAAACTCAGTTACTACTTTAACTTGTAGCCCAAGTTTATTAATTTCTTTTTGGCAATTCTCACATGGGAAGTGAGTAACGAATATAGTATTTGCTAGGTCTTCTAAAGCTGGACTTAATACATCTATAGCTGCTACTTCAGCATGAATTATAGAATTTAGTGTTTCTCCATTAGGACTTTCACACTCTACCTCACCTGGTGCTATATTATAGTTATGACCACGGCTAAGTATATTACCGTCTATATCAACTATAATAGCACCTACTTTACGTTTTTTACATAGTGATTTTGCAGCCTCTTTTAAAGCTTCTTGCTCTAATTCTTTTTCACCCATAGTTCAATCCTTCTATCCTTTACTAATTGTTTAAAATTATCTAATCTAAATTCTTTACCCCCTTCAAAATCTTCTGTACTTCTAACTACTATTAACAAACTAGTATTCTCTAATTCTTCAATAGTAATTGGGAAAATACTAAAATCGTTACCTAAACAGAGCACAAGTTTTTGCATTGATGGTGGTAACATATTATAAGCTTTCTCTGAAACTGTTACCACCTCTACATTTAGTAGCCCTTTTAATAGGTCTTTATCAAACCTGGGACGCTTTGGTAAATTACCATTATCATCTACATATTTATTACTTTTAGTAAGTAATATAGTTCCTACTTTCATAGTTAAGCCTTTAATTGAAATTTAAGTGGTTTATCATAGTCAGCTTCAGTTCTTTTAAGAAGTTCTTTGGCTCCTACTACATGCTCTTCATAAATATGAACGTTGCTTAATGCAAACATACAACTACCTATCTCTAAGCCACAGTGTAATGAAACATATCTCATAAAGAGGTATGCAAGATATATGTCACTAGGCAATCCTACCATAGTATCAACACTACGTTGAGTCCAAGTAAGATGTAGTGCTCCATTAATAACACTAAATGTTAGATTATGCCAACAACAATGTAAACTAAGTGAGCCATCAAAAGCATGCTCATTATTCCAAAGACTAATTACATGTCTTCTACTAGTTGGATCATTTTTAATTTGCTGGATAACATTAGCTAAAGCTGGATGTAGCTCATCATGATAATCTAGGGTTAACTCACCATTAGGTCCAGCCCAGTCCTTCCAGTAATTACAATCATTAGCTTCAAACTGGTCCACATTAGTTAGTGGCTTAGGGTCTATAAGTGTATTAAACTCACCTAGTACACCTTTATAATACATTTTACGTAGCTTTAACTCGTGTCGTTCTTTCATATTTTGAATAGTAAAACTATAACTAGGAATTATATATTGCTTACCATTACGGCAATCTTGTATAGTACCATAGCTAAGAATAGTTCTCACTAATTCTTTATATTTTATACTAAGTTCCGAGGGTCCCATAATATTATCTCCTTTCCATTAAATTGATGCATTCCTACTAAGCGCATAGTTTGTAAAGCATCTATCATAGTCTTACCATTACTTTCATAACAATCAACTAATGCTTCCCAGCACTCTAACTCGGTAGTACACCCGGCAAATACTTTTTCAGCCTTCTTAGGGCCTAAACCTTTAATACCTTCAATGTTATCAACTTTATCGCCAACTATTGATTGTATATAAGGCCATTTCATGCGAGTCTCAGCATCAACTTCAACCCATTTCATTTCTATCTTAAATTTACTACTTTCATAGTAGTTAAAATGCTTACCTTCAACACTATAGAGTAAATCTTTATCGATAGCAACCATAGTATATTTATCAGGGTCTTGCTCTTTCTTCCATACTACTACATCATCAGCTTCCCAAGATGTGCTAAGTGTGCCCTCAAAGGTATCTAATAATCTCCGTTTAAGTTCTCCTAAGCCTGCTGGGGTTCTTCCAGTTCTATTAGCCTTATAGTCAGATTTTACTTTATACCTAAAATTATCTTTACCAGAAGTAAAATGCATCTCACATTCCCTACAACCAGTTTTATCGTAAATACGTTGTAACTTCTCTAAAGCTTTATCATAGGCTAGGTCTAACTCAATAGTCCAAATGCAATGATTTTTTTCATCATAAGTAGGATGCTTAATAATCTCTTCCCATTCCTCATCAGTACAAAACTCTTTGCCTAGCTGAAACTCTTGCTGCTCTACTAATAGACAACTAGTATAAGCAAGAGTATCAGCATCAATAAGAGCTATCTTACCATTTTCTTTTGGCATTACTTTACCATCTATGTCAATATCTATATCAACTATTTCCATCAAATATTTCCTCGCATACATAAGTACCATCCGGGTCTATATACTCATACTCAACACCCATTGGTATATCTTTATAGTAAAGCATTTCAACTTTACAAATCTCTTTCCACCCTTTGAACATAGCTTTAACTAATCTATCGGCCCATACTTTCTGGGTTCCTACTGGTACCCTCATATAAGCTGCATCATGTACTATATTGAAGATATACTTAGTAGCCTCTGGATAGTCTTTACATAAGTAATGTACCGCTAGTTTCATAGTCTCTGCTATACCGCCTTGAGTGGCATGATTAATAGCATCAGTACCAAGCCTAGACATACAAATATGCCCTAGAGGTGTTACTGCTGGAGTCTCTTTATAAGTATTCCATTTAAGCTTATGGTATGCACTAATCCCAGTATACATACTATTGTATTTAGACTTAATGATTTTAGCTTCTTCTTCAGTAAATATAACCCCATAGTTAACATAAGCATACTCAACGAATGAAGCTGCTGACATACCAAAAATAAAACCAAAACTAACTGCTTTACCTTTTTGTCTATCCTCTTTAGTAATGTCTTCTAAAGGCTTACCAGTGGCCAAAGAAGCACTAACCTTATGTAAGTCTATGCCATCTTTAAGCTGTTGATACATAGTCTCATCACGCATAATACTACAACCAGCTCTAAGTTCTGCGGTAGAATAATCAGCGTGTACTACTACAGTATCTTCAGTATTTTGATTGAATATGTATTGTAAGTCTCGTGGAATTTGCTGGGCATTTATACCATTGTCTAAGTCGCCACCAGTACTAGTGAACCTACCTGTAATAGCCCCAGCAACATTAAACTTAGTATATACTATTGGTTTATTATAAGACTCTAGCATAGTACGTCGTTTAAGTAGTCGACGTTGGTCATATACAGCTTTAGCTAATGTAGCCTTAGGACCTTGCTGTGATATAACTTTAATAAGATATTCTTTAGAAGACTCATTACTATTAAGTGCTTCTCTTACTTGCTTATAAGAGTTACAATTTACACCATTTAGAATTTGATAGTTTTCTTCAATTTTATCTTCAAGCTTATCTAGCTCTTTACGAACGTCTTCACGATTAGGTATTAAGCCATTCTGTTGATACTCTACAGCATATTTCATATTAAGTATATCTACTTTATATGCCATATTATCTCTAGCAATTTGTATCTTTTTAAGTTCCCAGATATATTGTAAAGCATAAACATCGGTAGCTGAATATCTTAACTGTGCTTGCGATAAATAAGCACCTTTAATAAACCCAGCTTTCTGTAACTTCTTCTTATCTAATCCTTCATACAAATCTTCTGGAACTATTCTATCGATAATTTTATCTAGCCCATATTCTCTCCATTCAGGATAAGCAATACGAGATAAATATAAGGTATCATCAAACTTAGCAGAAGTCATATTTAGCGTGCCAAAGTCATAGGTTAAACCATGACCTATAAGCCATTTATCTTTAAGCCACTCTTTAATAGTATCTAAACTAATTAAATCAGTATCTAAAATATAAACTATGTTAGAAGTGTCAGGTTGATAGACTTGTACTAATCTAGTACCTAAATATAGTTTTTCGGTTTCTATATCAAAGAAGACAGGAGAAGTAGTATTAAATTGCGGTAGTTCTTTTGTTACTTTATATTTCAACATGGTTGAACCTCATTATAAATGTAAATAAAAAGCGATTGACCTGAGCCAACCGCAATTTATTAAAGTGCTGGTTTTTCACCTTCAGAGATAGCTGCAACAGCCTCCTCGCCTAAATCTATATCTTCACCTTCGATCTCATCAGCATCAACATCATTACCTTCATACTTAACTAATTTAGCAAGTTGAACAGCTGCAAGATATAATGTTACCTTATGAGTACCACCAGTGTTATTAGCTGTGGCTGAACCATGAACTATACCAGTAGAACCATTACCAATTGACCACTCAGCATTAGTAACAGCTGTAGTAATATCATTACCTTTATGGTCAAAGACTTTAACTACTTGTGGTTTACCATCAGGCCATTTAGTATTTGTTTTAAACGTTGCAATTACATTACCACTTGGAATTTTACGAATATCTTCAGTTGCAGGGTCAATTTCACCACTAGGGTCTTTAATTAACTCTTCTTTGATACCATTAGTCTTTGGAAGACCTTTAACGCCAAAACGCTCTTTATACTCTTTCCATTCAGCATCAATAAGTGCTAATAGAGCTTTATGCTCAGGCCCGTCTTTCTTAGCAACCCAACTAACAGTATATTGAAAACGTGGTTCTTCACCAGGCATTGCATTGTTTTTACCTTCACCATCTATGAATACGTATTTAAGTTCGCCAACTTTTGTTTTAACTTTTGTAGCCATGTTTTATCCTTTTTATAAGTTTTACTAGTTTGATACAGTTTTAGTATGTACGACTTAAGGTTCCTATAACCTTTGAGCAGCCTTAGATAAGGTTAAGACTGCTCAAAAGATATAGGCTTAGCTATCCTAAGATAGCTAAGAAACTACTCTGCGTCTTCTTTAATTCCAACACTTGAGTAATCTGGTTTTGCAGCTTTAAGCTCCTCAACACGTTCTTTACCTTCTTCAGGTGAAATAACACCATCAAGAACATCCGCCATAATAGCATTTTTAGATGCTTTAAGTTGTTTGTCAAATGTTTTACGAATTGACTCAGCTTGACGGCTTAATCTGCGAAGACCATTAAACGGAGATTTACCTGATTTATCTTCATAGAAGTACTCAGCAGTTGCAGGTAACCAAACACCTGATACAGAACACTGTAGTAAGTTTTCATCTGCATTGAAAACATCTTCTACGTTAACTTTAGCCCCACCTGTTTTAGGTGCAAGTAAATCAGTAAGACCTTTAATTAGAGCTTCTGAAGCTCCCTCTTGTTCACACAATACCATCGCTAATGCGAAGATTTCTTTTTTAGTAGCCATATTATATCCTTTAAGTGCCTTGGCAGGCGAGTTTATTAGATTTCTTTTGAACGGCCTCATCTCTTCCGTTTATAGATTATAATTATAACGTATTAAATATTAAATTTAGATTAAACGAAATAATTATTTAATATTTTCTTATTTTAATTGATAATAAATATCGTATTTTTAGCTCGACTTAAGGCGACATACATTAGTCTAGCATAATTCTTATAAGAACCACCAAAGATAGCCTTTTGTATATCTGGTTTAACTATCCATACTCTACTAAATTCACTCCCTTGTGCTTTATGTACAGTAGAAGCAAACCCATAGTCCATAGTATAAGCTCTACCTAAAGCATATACTCTTTTAAACTTTTTGCGATTTTTAACTGCAGCTTCTTTAGCTTTATTGCGTAACTTATAAGCCTCATCAATACCACATATTACTGGTATAACTAAACCTTGTGATTTAATGTATTTAATATCTTTACACTCTACCATGGCATGTAAGCTCTCAACTAAGAAACGTTTATTAATCTGAGAATTCTGAAGTTTTAAAGTACCTTCTTCATACCATTCTAATAAGTCTTTAGTAGTAGGTTTAACAAAACTATCTACTTTATATAAGTCTGGTAAACTACCTAACTGCACTTCTTGATTAATATAAGTTGTAATACCTAATTGTTTAGCTATCTTTTTATTATAAGAGCCTACACATTTATTAGTATATGCTAAGAGTCTATCACCAATCTTAAAGTCACTAATATCCGTTTTATAAATAACATTCTCACTAGGTGGTGTTGTTAAATCATCTAAATTAGTACCTTCTAAGTATCTAACAAATTTAGTAAATAATGCTACTACGTCTGGGCTCTCACCTCTATGCTGAGTGGTTAAATTCTTAGTAGTATCTGGGTCAGTTTGTATCTGCATACCTTTAACCGGCAATAGTTGATATGGGTCTAAAAATAAATGTAAAGTAATATTATCTGTCTCAAAGTTATTAAGTTCTTCAAGTCCTGCAGTTATAGATAATAGCATATCCTCTGACATCATACCTGCCTCGTCGATTACTATTGTTTTATAGTCTTCAATAGGTCTATCTAACTTTATAGTAGTATCAATATGCTCAACCTTCTTAGCATTCTCATTTATAGAAGGTATCCACCCAAGTAGACTATGTATAGTTTTAATCTCAATAGTATCTGGTACATGTTCTCTAAGACGTTCTAATGCTTTATGGGTTGGAGCTATAATTACTGAACTCTCTGGATCTAATGATTTAGTGAGTTCTATAAGTTCTGTTGATTTACCTGTTCCAGCATATCCAGTAGTATAATTAATAGTCATAACTGTATTTCCTTCCTTGTTTATAGAGTTCATTATAGTTATCACGATTGGGTAATCTATGATAAATGCGTTTAACTCTTCTATCTCTATATCTTAAAACTAATCTTGTTAGCCTATAAAATACCCATAGTCGTTTAGGTACTTTATATCCAAACAAATCATCTGGAGCCATCATAAACAGATGGCTGGCCAAGAAGTCTACCCAACTACCTACTGAGTAATCAGAATATTTAGCTAGCCATATTGCTAATTTATTCTCACTACCAAAATACTCAACAAATTCCCAGAAATTCTCGTGAGACTCTAGCCATATCTTCTTACGAAACTCCTTACGCTTCATAAGGCCTTGCACATCCACATACACTTGCTTGCCTCTTTTATGAACTAGTGGATGTCCTTCCTTATTCATTACATAGATAGCATTTCTATGATAATTAAATTCTTTACAGAACTGTACTGCGGAGATATAGCCTTCGTTAGTAATCATTTCCAACTCCATCAATGTGTATCTTTATTTCCCTTGTGCAAGCCGATATGAATGCCAGTATAAGATTGGCGTAAAATATTGTATAGTTGTTATGATATAGAATAGCTTGAACTATAAATAGTATGGTTATTGCAATGTCTATTTTGTACTTCATTTTAATCCTCCAGTTTATCTCTCAAATTTACTAACTCTTGTGGTGCTTCTTCATCTGGTACATAAACCATATTATCAAATCTATAACCACATCTATATCTTGTAGAAGTAAATGTTGTATTGTACTCTGCATCATAAAATTTATATGCTCGTTCAAATTCTCCACAATCGTCCCAACACATAATTATATCTTTATCTTGTAAAGGTCGTTGTGGTGGTTCAATAGTGACTGCGCCAAAGAAAAGGTCTGGAGCTTTATCATTCTTAGAACGTCTACCATCTTCAGTAAAATAACATAGACCAAAATTATCAAACATTACATACATCGGAGTATCATAAGAACTGTCTAATCCACGTACTTCTCCCCACTCTTGCAATGAGTAGCTAAATACTCTATCTCCTACTTTAAATTCCGTTTTCATCTTCTATCCTTTAGCGTTTCTACAAATTCTAATGGAGCTACATTGTCCCATTTGTTACCATTTGCGTCTTGATAGTATTTATCTTTACAAGCCCTATAAAGTGTGTTTATTACCCAGTAATCAAATCTTTCTCCGTCATTATCATCCCAAAATACACACAGTTCTCCATCTTTAGGTTCCCATAATTCATAAGCACTATCTGACTTTGCTTGTTCCAACTGGGCTTCAGTTGTAATTTGATGAATTCCTGAGTTTTCAGGTGATATATCTTTTACCCAATCTCCTATTTTAATCTCGGGTTCATCTGGTTTAATTCTATAATCTTCAATACTTCTGCATTGTATTTCTTCTATAATGTTTACTTTTAAGTCTTTCCATTCTCCAAAATCATTTACTTGAATTGTTTTGCCATCAACTAAAGCTTTTCTAAACTCAGCGTATCTGTCATTTTGGACATATTTGTCTGCTGGATAGAAATTTGGTTCATAGGTTAATTTCCAACCAATAGAGGTAAGTTCATAAACACCTTTATCAGGATTATCTACAAACCACTTGATTACTTCACCGTGTTTTTCTACTTGCTCTCTAGTCATTATTTTATCCTTTCTGCATGTATGAATTCACATTTAATAAAATATTGGTCTTTTGGATACATAGTAGTATTCTCTTCTGTAACTATATATGGATGACCAGTGTGTCCACCGTCAATACTAATTAAAAGCTTAGTACCTTTAGGTGTATCTCTAATGACCGTATTCCAGCCTGATAGTATAAGAGTATTACCGTCAGTATCAAATACAAAAGCATTAATCCCATCACAAATAATTTCTTTCATCACTTATCCTTTCTTAACCATTCAAACTCACCATCAATACTATTGTAGTGAGCACATTCTTGCTCTACTGCCTGTTGCTTAAATGCCTGCATAGTGTTGCGTTGCATTATAGTAAGTACCATAAAACCAATACCTACTAATAACAATGATAGTAATACCATCTCTAAGTGTTTACATTTCATAACCTAACTCCTTAAATCTCTGTACTCCTAAAGCATGGATAAACTTGTTTCTAGCTTTTATAAGCTCTTTATCTCTAGTTATCATATCCATCACTGAACACTCTCCGTAATGCTTACCACCTTTATGTACTTCTTTACTAGCTTGTAAAGCTTTCTTATATCTATCTTCTAGTTTCTCAATCATTAGTCTATCTCCTCTTTGCTTTTGTCCATTCTAACCTGGATGAAAGTTGGCTGAATGTAAGTATCCATAAGCTGTTCATACTCAATCTCAATTACTTGACCTATGAAAAAATCAGGCTTAATTTGTCTGTCCGCATCACTAAGACCTGAGCCAACTTGCACTTGTCTCCCTTTACTATCTTGCAATACTAATGCACCAATCAAACCCTCATACTTACCTGTACCATCAGTTACTCCTACACATAGTAAATCTACTGTTGGGCGTTTCTTGTACTTAGCACACTCTATTCTTCTAGATTTAGTGTCTTCCCATAACCAGTCTGGGTCTTTAAGCATTACGCCTTCATAGCCCATCTTAACTACTTCGTCTAAATAGTTTTCAAGCTCCTGCTCAGTGAATACCGTTTTACTTATTACTAAAGCTGTATGTGGAATATTGAATTGTGCTATACATTCTCCAAATCTTCTATAATATGGTGTAACAGCTTTACCTCTTTGATACTCATCATAGGTTAGATAGTCATGTATTCTAAATGTGCTACTGGAATGAGCTACTTGGTCTATTTTAGGGCCTATTAATGCTGTGTATCTTCTGGTACCTAGCTTACCACCTTTCATAATACGCTCTGCTATATAGAAACCAGGTTGTAGATGGTCTATGAAATGTGGTTTGTTTCTTAGACTATATGTTAGTCCTCCAGATGTATGATATGTAACCTTGTAGTCTTTAGATACTTCAATAACTGTATAAGCACCATCATACTTAATCTGAGCTATCAGTGGAAAACTAAGTTTTTTCTTTAGTAATTTACCTTGTGCCTGTTGTTGTAGTAGCTTATTATAGTCTAAGCTCTTTTGTATTTTAGTTGTCATTTAGATACTCCTGTTTCTTCTTCTCTTTTCTACTATCTAGTATTACTTTCTCTGTAATAGGAGATATAGTATTACCTAAAACTTCATCTACTGACCCATAGTAATAGTAACAACTATGTCTATAATTATATATCTCCACAGCCTCTTCTTTGTTATTAGCTATTATTGTCTCAGGATTAACAGATTTAATTATAGGATCTTCCATAACTCCGCCAATCTTTTGAGATACTATATATTTAGTTGCCATTATCTTTCCTTTCTAAATCATACTCAAAATACTCTTCTGGTATCTTATACATTTTAAATGTAAGTACTGGGTCTCTGTCTGGCCAAACTTTGCCATCTAATGTATAATACTCTTTAGTACCATCTTCAAAAGTAACCTCTACAGGAGTTATACCTTTTTCTGCTACTTCAGTTATTTCTCCCCAACCAAAATTTATATCATAAACTTTGGCGAATAGTCTATACTGTGCCATCATCGTCCTCCAATTCTAATATGTCGAGTATCTTATCATAAAGACTTGACCAATCAGTCCATCCATCTTCTATGTTACCGTGGCCTTGAATAAATGCTACTGCTCTAAGAAGAGCCTTTAAATCATCTAGTGTTAATATAACCTTATCCATGTCTTCTCCTTGTCTTAAAGTTATGACTTGATATATCATCAAATATCTTTATCATCTCTTTAAATACAGGTATAGTAACCCAGTGAGTTCTGTCATATTCTCTGTATTCATAACCATCTTGTTGTTCCATCCACTTTACCATATCTTCATCTGGTAGTATTATATCTCTCATTACATTACTGCTAATAGGTAGATTAATTATACTCATTAATAATCCTTATCTATTAATTTACACCAACCTTCATTCTTAGACTGTTTAAAGATTGGGTTACTATATTGACCAGATATTCTTTCTTCTGGTGTAGCTATTTCATTTGTTTTAGCTATGTCAAGCTCTTCATCAATATCAAATCTCCAAGCCATACATTTGCCAGCTTTACAAGCACCTTGATATATAGGGCAAAATAAAGTTTCTGCTGTATCAATTGTCATTTCTAATCCTTTCAAGCTCTCTTTGTAGATTAGATATCTGTTTTTTAAGCTCTCTAATCTTAATGCCTTTCTGATACTCTTTTTCTTTATTAAGTATAAGACTGTTTTCACTAATCATATTATAAATTCCATCTCCACAAATTACCCACTTATTGACTGCTAATCCATCTGGATATACGCAAGGATAACTTTGTACTAATTCTGCTTTATGCCACTCACTCATTATATCTTTATAATATATTATATCTCCTGTTTCTAACACTACTTGCCCATCTTTAGTTTTCATTGCTTCCTCCTATAATCGCTCTGGCTGCTACCATAGATGCTAACTCTATTGCGGCTTCCTCATCAGCTTCAATCATCTTATCTACTAAGAACATTATTGAGACTACCATCTGTAACTCATTTATGTTTTGAACACGGGCTCCCATATCATTACCACTAAAGTTAATATGTATTAGTGATGCCTTACTATTATACTGTTCTGTTTGTTCATATAGTCCCATCTTATGCTCCTAATGTTTTAAGCTCATCAACCAATTTCTTAGCCTCTGGGTCCATCTCTGCAAGCAGTGCATACATCTTAATAGTTTCCATTTGTTCTTTCTTTTCCTCAAGTTGTTGTAGGATATACTCTCGTTTCTCAGTTGCTTCTTTACGTTCTTGCTGTCTTGAATAGTCTATCTTATCCACTACCCAAGCAGTAGCTTTCTTAACCTTATCTGCATTGTTAATATTGTTCTCAAACACCTTAACAACTTTAGTAATTCCTAAGCCTCGTTTAGACTCCACAACCACTAAATCATCTTCTTTAAGCTCTACGTCTTTATCTACTTTAAAGTAGTAAGTATCTACTGCTGGCCCACCTCCAATGTCATATGTTACCTCAACTACGTTATATTCTCCGCCTATGTAATTTACATTTGTTTTCATTCTGTTTTCCTTTGTTATTAGTTTATAATCTGTATGTTTCCATACTGATGAACCATCATACACTGGCTCATTATTGTTATCATATTGCCAAGCATTCCTATCAACTTTAGTAATAGTATAATCATAACCTCTTGTTACTGTTTGTCCTATCTTCATATCTATAAGTTTCATCTTATTCTCCTAATAAATGTCTAATAGTTCTTGAGGGCTTGTTACCCAACCTAAATCATTTAGTTTCTTGCTAACTAATTTAAGTGTCTTAACTGCTTCCTCGATGTCATGTTCTTTCTCCATATCGTCAAGGGCAGCTTCCCACTCAGTTCTTATTTTATTCTCGTGAGCTATATCTTGTCTAGCCTCGTTGAGCATATCCTGTCTCATTTCCTCTTTAAGCTGTTGCATTTCTGAGGTTGTCATCTCTGTACTCCTTTAGCTTCTTGTAGTTCTCTTTATAAATATCAAAACTACCTTTCTCTGATAGGGTATCGCAAGTTTGTCCTGCTGGGCAATCATCGCACTCAGCATTACAAATAATCTCATAATCCCCCCATTCCTGAACATATCCTTCTTCCATAGCCAGGTTGTAGGCCTCAATCATATAATCATAGTTAAAACTCATCTTAAATCTCCTTCTTTAAATTCAGATACTTCTACATAAGCTTCGCCCAAGTCTTGTCTAGCGTAGGCTAGTGCTAATTGGGCATCAAGCAACTTTAACAGTGGTCGTTTCTCACCAGGGAGTAGATTAGAGTTATGTACTTTAATCTGCCAATCTATAACCTCTGTTGGGGTTTTAGCTTCGTTTATTTGTTCTATTAACTTTTGCATTGTGTTCCTTTCTTTATATAATATATTATATCGAATTAAATATTAAATATTAAAATTAGATTAAATTTTTCGAATAATCTAATATTTGGTGAATTATTCTAATTCGATATTATCTCCAGGAATTTCTTCCACATTAAGGTTACTAGGAGCATTGTATATAGTAACATATTTCTCTAAGCTTCCTTTAGAGAACTTAAGTCGTCTATTAGCTTCCTTTTCTGTTGCTAATCTATTAATTGTCTTAGGTATAATGTCACCTCCTACTTTATGCCCTAGTATAGTCTTAAGACTTCTAGCTGCAATAACTAACTGTCCTTTACTATATCTAAAGTCAAAATCACTCATTTGTGAACTAGTAATGTCAAGGAGTTCCTTAAACTTCCTCCACTCTCTTGCCCATAATAGAGTTGCTACTTTATCACCTTTCGACTCAGTATCTTCAATATACATTCTATAGCCCTCAGTATGTTGCTGACTAACTGCGGAGTTATATTTGTCAATACTAAAATCTTGGTATTGATAGACATTCCCTAACCAATAGTAAAAGTTCTGTATGCTCTCATCACTCATTAGATCTGAGATATCTTGCTTCGAGTATGGTCCACCTAGTTCCTTCTCTAGTGGGTTAGGCATATATACTATATGTATACGACGTTGGGTTAGTGGGTCAGAGTGTAGCTTAACCCAATGATTACCTGTTATCCATATCTTAATTATAGTAGGTACTACTATTGCAGTCTTCTGCATATCTCTGAATGTAACCTTCCCATTTGACCCTGAGATAGTTTTTAGTTGAGATAGTAGGTCCTCTCGCTCCATTGGTTTCCAATCACCAACTTCTGAAAATATAGCATTCTCTTTAGTCTGCCAATTTGAGTGCACATCCTTCATTAGCGAATAGTTTAGCGTCTGCGGTGTTGTTGAGAACCCAGCACTGAGTAGGCTTATCGTAAGGTCTTTACCTGACCCTTCAGTTCCTTGCAAGAATGTAACTACTGGACTCCAATCAAATGACGAATATCTATGCTTAGTTATGTTTAACATATATGTATAACTCTCTCCCCACATATATTTCAGCATATCTATTAATCTATCTGGCTGCTCATATGTTAGTGGCTTGGTACCATTAAATGCTGCCAAGTTTGAATTTATATATGCTGTATTATATGTAGAAGCCTCAGCATCATATCCTGCCGGCTTAGAATACGTAGATATTACATCAACTACAGCTATATGTTTAGTAGCATTACGAAGTGATTGACGTGGCATGTCACTAATTTTCTCCATTAGCTCTAAGTATGCCGTTAAGTTCTTAGCTTTATGTAGCTCATATTGCCCTTCTTTATTCAGGAAGTGTATGAGATATGCTGCTGACTCTGCATCATAATAGCTCTCTATTTGTGTCTTAAAGCGACGATGTGTTGTTGTAAACGTACCAACCTGCTTATTCTCATCATACCTCCATAGTCCATTCTTATTATTAACCATCCTATCAGTTATTGTCTGTCGTAGCTCTTCTGGTGTCTTCCTTTGGTGATAGAGGTTAAACTTCTCCATTGTTTGCAAGTAGTCCTCTTTAGATATCGTCTCATCACTAGCTAACCTTGTTGATAGCGAGAGATACACTTGGTTAGACATCCCTTGAGGTATTGGATCTGGTACATTATAGAATTTATTAAATGCTTGTTGGCTCACTATATTCGCCAGGTATGATTTAATAAAGTCCTTTGCATCATCACTCTTACGCTCATTACTAATTACTAATGTAGCCCTCTGTTGTTCCGGTAGGTTCTGTAGTACCTTAAGAGTAACAAAAGTGTTAAAGGTTTCATTATAGGGTGTTAGTGCTTCATGAATTAATAGTACTTTACCTTTATCCGCCTTAGTTGGTGCTATAACATTGTGTTTATTTGTTGATAGTATGTCAAGTGCTCGCTGCTTAGTATGTCCTTGCTGGAATGTTATAGCTGGGTCTGTGGCAGCGAAGTAGAAGTGCCCCCCGTGTCTTAGTGACTTAACTATATACTTACACTGGTCTTCATCTCTTAGTGAACTATTGAATTTTAGAGCTTCCTGAAATATCTGGTCATCATCAAAGTCAATCACTACTAAGTTGTCTGTTCGTATTACTATTAAGTCTTCTCGCTCATGTATCGTAAAGAGATCTGTTTTTTGGGTTGATGTTTGCCATTTCGTCTTTGCATAAAGACTTGCTACTATCGCTTTATCTTCCGCCGTGGTTATAGTGTGAGTAGTTGATAAGATTGCTATTGGTTGGTTAGAGGTTGTCATTATTAAGTCCTTCTAATAATGGCCATACATTACTTAGTAGAGTAGGTTGAATTCCTAGCTCGTTAGCTACTTGCTCTTTGGTTGCAGTTTTTGTAGTTACTAAGTTGACTATTTCGTTTTGATGTTCTAATACTAATTTATAGTGTAATGAATTTGTTGTACTAGACGTGTTAAGGCCATTATATATTCTTAGTAGATTAATCATTTGACTAAGTTTTGATGGTGTTATGTTTAGGTCTTTTGCCACTAGGCCTTGATTTCTATGGTTAATATCTTCCACTATATCATTGAAGTAAGCTATTATATTCTTATAATATTCAGGATCGTGCCGTTTTGTTAGACTTTCTTTCCATTCTTCGTACATTTTCTTCCTTTCTTAGACTATAATTATATCGTTTTAAAATTAAAATTAAATTAGATATTTTGATTAATTTTTATATCTAAATTTTAGTTCTGTTGAGGCCATATTTTAGTTTCGTTGAACTTCGGTGGCCTGTTATAAATCGTTAGATTACGAGTGGGAATCGGCGCTGAACGTTTTTTTTCGGCTCGGTTCCGCTCGGTTTAATATTCGTTTAAGCAATTATATCTCTTATATCAAAAAAATCGGCAGTCCCAATTCGGTATAAAAAAAAGATTTTATAAAACTGTGGATACATTTTCTGAACAGGGATATATAAATGATATTTTTGTATATTAAGGATATTTTGTATATATATGGGTAACTACTTAGCTAATCCAACACCATAGTTAACCAAATCATTAACATAGTATGCTAAAGGTTCAAGATTCAATAGTCTCCATAGCATAGTCACTAATATACTTAGTATAAGGCCCTCAATTAGTCTCTTCATCTTGCTCACCTTCTTGGAGTCTATTGAACGCTACGAACATATCGTCATCAAGTTCAACTAGTCTATTAACCTTAATAGCTAAGTCTCTAACAGTACCATCACATTTAGTTAATAACATACATAGTCGATTATGTGTAAACCTAGTCGCTTTAATCACAGGTTCTCCCTCGATTGTAACGACTCTTATAGTTGTATTACCTTTTGTAAAACTAAGCATTGTCCACCTCCTCAATAATTTTGACAAAAGTCTCACCTAATTTTAGTAACTTATAGTTAGCTATAAAAGTATCATAATGTTGACCTTCACTAAGAGTGTCACAAACTGTTGACATTGGGCAATCGTCACACTCTTGAGTACACTCAAACTCAACCTTAGTTAATCCTAAAATATGCCCATCTACATAGGCTTCTTTAAATTCTCTTTCATACATAGTTAGTCCTCCTTAATTGACTTAATAGTACCCTCCATTAGTTAGAAGAGTACTATAAGTCGATTAGCTATTGAAAGTTGTCCAATCTTCTTCGAGATTATAAGTCTCAGGTTTATTTAGTATAGCCTTAATATCTTTGGCCTCTTTAGCGAATTCTTGGGCTTCGTCGAAATTCCCTTCACCCATAGCTTCTACGGCTTTATGCTCAAGGTCTTTGATTTGCTTATTGAGCTTATTCCACTTCGAGATACTAGCCTTACAGTAGCCTTTGGACTTCAAGTTACCCTCTTTGTCTTTTGACATAACCATATTTTTCTCAGGCTCATACTCTTGATGGAAACGACAATAATAGTGCATCTCACCATCGATCTCTTTTGGTGGGTGAGTTGATGAACCTCCGCCATTCTTAGGTTTCAATAGTTCTTCAAGCCCTGCTTTCAATTTCTTACTAGCCTTATTTTCTTCCAGAAGTTTTGACACTTCTTCCCATAGTTGTGTTTTAGTCATAATAGACTCCTTGTTATAGTTTGATTTAATGACAATAGTCATTATAGAATAGTCCGAAGACTACTCTTAATGATTAATAGTAATAACGTTTTTATTATATGGGTCTATAAAATAATCTTCAAACTCCTCTTTCTTTTTATATTATAATTATATCATAAAGAAGTTTAAACGAAGATTAGATTAAAAAGAATCTTTAAATCTAATCAACTGTTTAAGAATAATTAAAATCGAGATTTCAATTATCTTCTTTTTGATTAATATAATTATATAAAGAATTGAATTAAAATAGAATAAGTCTTTTTAATTAAATTAAAATCTTAAGAATATTTTAATATATTATATCTCGCCTATTATATAAATGAGACGCGAGCGTGCGAATATCATAATATTCATTAAAATATGATTAAATATTTTAATTAATATAAATCTCTAAGATTAATTTAAGCTTCATATTATAGCGAGATTATATTAAAATGAGATTAAATCTTATAATTAATGATAGAGTCTAAGGCTTTTCTAAGATTTCTATTAGGGACGCCCCAGGAGCTGGCCCGCCCTGTCGAAGTATTCATATATCGCTACCAGAGCGCCACACCAATTTCAGGCTCTATCACAATCCAACCACATTAAAGAGCGCCACACTAATTTGAGACTCTATCACAATCCAACCACATTAAAGAGCACCACACCAATTTGAGACGAGCGCTTGAAATCAAGCATTTAAGCAAACTTTAAACAAACTTAAGATATAATGACTAATAAACCAACAATACGGAGGGCTTAACCAATGTCACCATTACTCTTAAGCTACAAGATCGAATATGAAACTACCAACATCTCCATAAATGAACTCTGTGAAAAATATAACATCACTAAGGAAGAGCTAGGAGACTACCAGACTTGGACCAAGCTAGCACTTGAACCAGAGCAACCTGTCACACAAACGACCCCCGCTATCGCACCCTCCCAGCAACCCATAGTAACCCAAGACATTAGTCCACTGGATAAGTTAGCTGAGGTTAAGGATAAACTTATAAGCACATGCAAGGCCATAGTAGAACAGCAAGGGATATATACTGACGTTAAGGAGCTAAAGGATATAACGAAGGTAATAACTGACTTAGAGGCAAGTTATAAGGAAGCTAAGGATCAAGGTCCTACTATAAATGTATTAGTTCAGAATATAACTGAAAGGTTTAAGGATGACGTCTAATACTATAGTACCAGAGACTAAGCAGGATGAGAAGCAAAGACAGACTCTAGCATCTAAGTATAAACAGCGGGAGTTAACTCTAACACCAGAGCAGCAGGAGTTCGTGGATACTAAGCTCTCATCGAAGCTTTGGAGGATGAATAACCTCTATAAGATACGAGATAAGGATGGTCAGTTAACTACACTGAAGCTTAATCACTCCCAGGAGAAGGTGCTTAAGGATTATAAGCATCCGAAGAAAATAATCCTAAAGTCGAGACAGCAAGGGATATCAACACTATACTTAGCATATAACTTCGATGATTGTCTCTTTAAGCCAGGGTACTCGGCTGGTATACAATCATATGGGCTTGATGAAAGTAATAAGCTACAGATGAGGGCCCAACTAATGTGGGATGAGCTGGATGAGGATATTAAAACACTCTTTGGTCTACACTTAGTTAGTAATAACCAGAAGGGGATGACCTTCAGCAATGGGGCGATATTGAAGATTGGTAACTTCCGTGGAGATACCTTGCAAGCTCTACATGTCTCAGAGATGGCGAAGATTGCTAACAAATACCCTGACAAGGCTAGAGAGCTTAAGACAGGTGCATTCCAGGCTGTATCAGCTAAGAATAAAATAACAGTTGAGTCAACAGCAGAAGGTGATAATATGTTTAAGCATATGTGGGATAGGGCTGTAATACGTCAGGCATCTGCAAGGAAGTTAACTAGTTTAGACTTTGTACCTATATTTTTAAGCTGGAAGGAAGACCCTGATTGTTCACTAGAGGAGGAATACCCGGTCTCTACAGATGCACATAGTTATATGGAAAAACATAAGCTTACTGACCTTACACCTCAGCAACAGTGGTGGCTCAGTGCGAAAATGGAAGAACTGGGAGATGACTTTAACCAGGAGTATCCACTGACACCAGAGCTGGCGTTCTTGGCTAATATAGATGGTATGTACTTCAGACATCAGTACAAGCGACTTATGGACTCTACACCTAAGAGGATAACTACCGCTAAATATAACCCTGACTATAAGGTTCACGTTAGTTTCGACCTAGGTGTTAATGATGAGATGGTAATGCTATTTGCACAGGTTATAAATGGGCAACCATATCTTATAGATGAGTACCATAATAGAGAGCAAGGGATAGACTTCTATTGTGAAATATTATCTCATAAGCCATATGTAGGTAATTATGCTCCACTAATACTCCCACATGATGCTAACCAGAGAGACCTTAGTACTGGGCGTACCAGGATAGAGGCGTTCCGAAGAAATGGGTTTAGGGCTATTCAGCTACTAACCAGACTTAGTTTTCAGGACTCTATAGAAGGGGCTAGACAGTT